TATTTTGAATTTTGGAGGTGGTGTTTATGAGATATGGCTAATTGGGATGAAATAAAATATGAGTGGGAAACCACAAAGATTACACTTGCTGATCTTGCTGAAAAGCATGACATAAAACTTGGTACATTAAAGAGTCGTAAGAGCCGTGAGAAATGGTCTAGGGATGCAACTGAAAAGGATGCAACCAAAACTAAGGAGGTTGCATCCTTTTCAGTAAGGATGCAACCGAGTCAGAAGCTGATGAAGTCTTACAGGATGAAGCACCTAAGAAGGATGGGCGAGTGAAGAAGAGAAGTGGCAATCCTAATCCACAGAATCAATTCACCAAACGGAACAGGGCTGCTATGATTCATGGCTTGCGAAGTAAGTTCTTATTCGATGAACAAGTCGAAATCATGGAGGCTTTGCAGGACTTCGATGTGGTTGATCAGCTTTGGCTACAAATCGAATTAAGCTTCTCTGATATCATCCGTGCCCAGAAGATTATGTGGGTTGAAGATCCATTTGACCATCTAAAAGAAATCAGTGGTGAGATGGATGCAGAGGGCATGAGCAAGACGGAATACAAAGTTATCTATGCTCATGAACGCTATGAATCTTACATTAAGGCTCAAACAAGAGCATTCGCTGAACATTCCAGAATTATTATCAAGAACGTTTAGCACGTTATTTAGCTGCTCACTTAACTGTTTTAAGTGTTGCAAAAGACCAAACAGTAATTCGTGAAAAAGTAGACGTTATCGAGCGTCAATACAGTGATCCAAATAAAAACATCGGATTGTTAGGAACAAAGTATGGGCAAGAATACCAACGGATTTTGGATGACATAGCTGAATTAAAGCTTGAACCAAAAAAGCATATTAATTTGGTGGTGATTTAATTGGGTGTTCGTATACGTGGGAGTAACAATATTCCGATTATCATTCAATCATTAAGTGAGCTAGGAAAATATGACGTTGAGGTTGGGATATTCGGTAGTGATTCTTTCTACGCTATGATTGCTGGAGTTCATGAATTTGGTATCACTATACGTAAAGAAAAAGGTTCAATAGTGATTCCAGAGCGTTCATTTTTACGGTCCACATTCGATGATAAAAATAAAGAATGGTTCAAGTTTATGAAAAAACAATTAGAGCATGTATTACAAGGTCGGATGGATGCTCGAACGTTATGTGAACGACTAGGGGCAAAGATGGTAGGAGATGTTCAGGTGAAGCTCACTGAATTAAATGATCCATCGAATGCTCCGTCTACTATTGCTCAAAAAGGCTCTAGTAATCCACTGATTGATAGTGGTGGTTTGCGCCAAAGAATCACTTACAAGGTGGTGAGACGTTAATGCCAGAAAAAATGTCGTTCGCTTCTATTATCTTGGAGCAAGGTGTGCCATTTGTTGCCCATTCAATGAGTGAGGGTGGCTATATTGATGGCGAATGGATAAAAGGTCAAGAAGCACCTACTGAATTGACTGGCATTATCCTACCTCTTAGTAACGATGATCTAAAGTATGCAGAAAATGGTACTTATACTGTGAAAGAAAAGAAACTATTAACAGTAGATCAAATACCAGAATTTCTGAAGGTGATATAGACACCATGAATCAGATTATGGATGCCTATATGGGTAATGATTTCATCGGCTTCGAAGAAGGGTGGCGCAATTATAAAAAGCCTGCCACTCTTATTGCAGAAACAAGACCTAGTATATCTCCATTTCCATTCGACCTTGTTCAAAGAATGAAAACAGCTGGTGTAGGGATTATACAGGTACAAGTGCTAAACCTAAATGATCCTGTTATGTATAAAGCTTCTGTTTGTTTAAGTGGAGAGGTTACAACTATTTATCCTTATTACGCTAATACCCCAATTGAAGCAACAATTGAATGGTATCAAGGAGCTTATCAACAAGATGTAGAAACAATAACTTTATATCAAGGAGGTGTGATAAGTGAGTAATACATTCTATTTTATCTTAACAAAGGTTGGAATTGCTAAACTAGTTAATGCACAAATGACACAATCAAAAGTGGAATATTCTCATGTAGCATTTGGGGATGGAAATGGTGGATACTATGAACCTTCTGCTGAAGCGACAGCTTTAAAAAATGAAGTATATAGATCTGTTGTCTCTATCGTTGAACAGGTAAATGATGGAAATAATCAACCTACGAATAGAGTGAAAATTGAATCGGTGATACCGGCAACTGTTGGGAATTTTACAATACGTGAAATAGGGTTAATTGATAGTGCTGGTGATCTAGTAGGTATCGGAAAGTATCCAACTACTTATAAACCTTCCACGGAACAAGGGGCAGCAAAAGATTTAATTGTACGTATCATTGTAGAAACAACGAATGTCTATTCGATTACATTGAAAGTCGATCCATCAATTGCAATAGCAAGTCGTCAATATGTTGATGAAAAAATCGCTTCTATTAACCAAAATATCGAGGACATCGGCAAACTAAATGACTTGGAAATTGAAAATGTCAAAAACGTAGTACAAGCGATTAATAAAGTAAATAAAGATGTAACAGGTGTTAAAGAAAGTTTATCTAATCATTTACTTTCACAAATGCCTCACCGTTTTTTTGATAATGGAAAGTGGTATCGATGGGGGTTCCGTACAGAAAACGGTGATCCACAGGTTATATGTGAGGAGGTAACAGAATGATAATCATCGATTTAGCAACTAAAGCTATGCAAACAGCGATTAAAGCTGTTGTAGATAGTATTAAAACTACCACTGATGACACAAAAACAGATGTGGATATAATTAAACAAAGCGTAGGAACTATCGGTACACAGATAGAAAATAAAGATGCTGGGAAAGTAATAAAAACTCAAATTATCACTTCAAACGGTACTTTTGCAATGCCGCCAGGCGTGACCGAGGTTTATTTAACAGGTGGTGGAGCTGGTGGAGGCGGCTGGTCACGCGATGGTGGCGGTACTGTTACTTACCATACAGGCGCGACAGGCGGCGCAACAAGCTTCGGCGCCCTGTTAACGCTACCTGGTGGCGCCGGCGGGAGCCGTACAGCAGTGACATATGTAGGTGGTGCGCCTGGTGGTCCTGGCGGTGCTGCAGGTAACGCAGCTATTAGTGTCTCATATACTGATGCCGGAAACTCTGGTGGTGCTGGTGGAGGTAGTGGATACTATAGCGGAGGCGGCAAAGGTGCTTACTGCGCAGGTGGTGGCGGTGCCAGCACTGTTTACCATGGCGGCGGTGGTGGTGACTTTGTAATTGACCGCCCTGTAACAGTAACACCTGGTTCTGTCATTAACGTTACTATCGGTATAGGCGGCGATGGTGGTAACGGTATACTAACTGTGAAATGGTGGGAGTGATTAAATGAAATTTGCACTGATACTTTACAATAAAGCACATTGGATTTTTGAATCTATTGAAAAACCTGATTTTGCACCAAATATTAAATTGGTTGATATTACTGGGAAAAATCATATTCAAGAAGGTTGGGATTATAA